AAAAGCCACTGTTGTAGTTAGAAAGCCATCGATAACCCCGTCTGGCTGGTTTGGCGATAGTAAAGATATGATCGTAGAGTTAGAAAACTTTATGACACAAGAAGAGATTGAGTTTTTAGAAAAGGCTGCAAAGTCTTTAACTATTTGGGATGTAACAGAAAGCCATGTAAACGAAAATGGAACTGTTGTTTATGATTCAGAATACTGGAAAGACAGAGTTGCAACCAGTCCAACACTTAACAAAAATGATCCATCAATTGCTCCAGTAATCGCAGGACTTTTTGAAAGGTTAAAGCCTATAGTAGAAGATTTTTATAAAGTAAAGGTTATCCCTACTGGAACAACAATTGTAAAATGGCTTCCAGGACAATTTCAAAAACCGCATGCAGACAAAGAGTTGCACGAAGGCCCAGATGCTGGCCTACCAAATGATTTTCCAAACTATGATCTTTCAAGTTTGTTTTATTTAAACGATGACTACGAAGGTGGAGAACTATACTTTCCACTGCAAGAAGTGCAGTTTAAACCTAAAAAAGGCGCTGCATACTTTTTCCCAGGTGACAAGAACTATATCCACGGGGTAACAGAAATTAAAAGTGGTTTAAGATTTACCTGTCCTTTCTTTTGGGAAATTACAGAGCATACAGGAGATCGAAAGCCATGATAGCAATGTCTTCAAAAAGTTTGGATTCTGTTGAGTTGTATCCTAAAATAATTGTGTATAAGAATTTATTTAAAGATATTGCAAAAACTACAAAATTACTTGAAGAAGAAAGCGAAGACGGTTTGTTTTCGCCATGGACAAAATGGTCTAATTTTGGAGAATATCTCAATCCGTTGTTTAAAAATGACCCTTTCCAACTATTAATAGGCATGATAAGAGTAATAAAAACAACAAATTTAAAACAAGAAGAACATAAAAATGCAATATTGGAACTTTATGAAAATTTCTATATAGCAACAAAAGACTACGCAAATAGGTTTGATATTGAGATAGATGATCAAAAAATTGTAAAAACACACGAGGGCCAAGACATAAAAGAATGGGTGATTAATGGTCCATCAATAGCAAGATACAGAACAGACATCACAGATCCAGTTGCAATGACGTATCATTCTGACTATATCCGTGAGCCAATCACTAGTCCAGGGCATAAATATGTCATAACGGCCCTGACATACTTTAATGATAATTATTCTGGCGGTGAAATTGATTTTATTGTTGATGGAGAAGCCTACATGTATAAACCACAGGCTGGAGATGTTTTGGTATTTCCTTCAGGGCATCCACAAATTTTAACTAAAGAGGGAAAGATATACCTACACGGAGTTATGCCAGCGCAAGGTTTTAAGAAGTATATCTCCAGAATGTATTGGATGAAATACGAACCAGGAGAATCCGCATGGTTTGAACAAGAAGAAAAGTTTGGAAAAGAAGTCTGGAACAAAATGCAAGAAAAGATTATGGAAGAGTTTAGAAATGCTCATCCAAATAAACATAGTGCTGAAAGGGAGAAAAGAATATCATGAATCTAGAAAACAAAAACAGAATAACTAAAGATATAGTTGTTTATGAAAACTTCATTGATGCAGATACTGCTGAAAAACTTGTAAAAGTTTTAGATAAACATGTCGAGGTTGGAACAATCACATGGATGCCAATATCATTCTACGAATCCTATTCTTCTGTATTACCACAAGATGATGATGAGCATGTTATTGCAGAAGGTCTTCCTACTACTATTTTTTCAGACATGAAGCAGGGGATAATTGAAGCAGTAGCAAGTGTTCATGACCTTGATCCAAAGATAATTTCTCAAATTGGATATCATACTCAAAAGTGGGAGCCAGGAGCATACGCAAGAAAACATTCCGACAATACCGATGAGCACGGACACTCTGGTGCCTTTACAAGGAGTAGATATGCTGCATTCTTATATCTAAATGATAATTTTGAAGGAGGAATGTTGCAGTTCCCAGATCAAGACATAAGCATACAGCCCAAAGTTGGAATGCTTGCTGCATTTGACGGGGGATTTAACAACATGCACGAAGTAACCCTTATCACTAGTGGAGTTAGATACACCATAGGTTCTTTTTGGGATGATCGAGAAGAAGATGCATACCCACAAGAAGTAAGAGATGCATGGGCAGCAGAAATGAAAGAAACTAGAGCGCATCAAGAAATTGAAAGAGCCGAGTGGCAAGAACTCTTAAAACAGGGTTGGAAACTTGATGCTAATGGAAATAAATATAAAGCAGATGATTTAAAATGAATGTTTTTTTAAAAAAAGAGTTCGATGATGCTGGATATAACACTGAGGTTTTCCATGACCAGGTTTTGTTTATTTATGATTTTTTAAAAGACGGAGAGTTAGAAATTTTATGGAACATAATTAATACCACTGACAACGCAGACTGGTCAATAGAGTATACTAAAAATCTTGCCAGGTTTTGCATGGAAAAATTTGGAAGGGACGATGTTGAAAATTTAATTTCAGAAGGTAAATTTGAAAAAACTCTTGGATGGGAAGATAAAAATCTAGATATTACCAAGAGACCTATAAGCACAGTTCTTCAAAGAAGGCTTGGAGAGTTACTTGAAAAAGCAGACCCATCCCTAGAACTCGCTGGGTTTGGAACTCTTCAAAGAATGCAAGAGGGCGTTGAACTAAAAGCACATACGGACCAGAATACCGATCCATCAATTAAATATGCTGCTATACTATATATTAATGATGACTACAAAGATGGAACTTTGTTTTTTTATAACAAAGAGAATTCAGATTTGAGGCCAAAGCCAGGAACCTTGCTTATTTTTCCAGGTAACGAAGAATATGAGCATGGAGTAAGACATGTTGGAGAAGGTCCTATTCGTTATGTGACTGTAGGATTTATGAAGACAATTGGTTTTTATGAAAATAATAAGTACTAAGGAGAAATACTATGGAAAGAGAAATACTTGAAGAAAAGGTCTACTATTACACAAACGTAATTGAAGACCCAAAGAAACTTGTTGATGCAATTGAAAATGACAACAAAGATCCTTGGGGTGAATGGATGGCGTGTAGTGGAGAAGCGTATGTTTATGGAACAGATAAAACCATTGCTCTAACTTCAGATGCTGATGAAAAAAATAAGTATATCTATAATACCTTACAAAAAGCATTTGACGATGTAGCAAGAGACTATGCAAAAGCCCAAGGAATTACAGATGAACCAAAACTATTTCCACAGTATCCAATTAAAAAGTATCAGCCAGGAACATTTATGGGTGCACACTTTGATCAACAAGAAGGAGACCAAAGACTTAAAGTTTCTTTTGTTATGTATTTAAATGACGATTATGAAGGCGGAGAAATTTCTTTTACAATTGCTTCTCCAGAAGGAGTACTAACTCAGCCTAGCCCAGAACCAGATTTTGATGATGCTAAAACTAGAGGAAACTATAACTTTTATGTAAAGCCCAAGGCTGGAAGTATAATTGTTTTCCCTCCATCACCACCATATCATCACACCGCACACCTAGTAAAAAGTGGCGAAAAGATTATGGTTCCACAGCACTGGATTCATTAATCTTTTATAAAATAGTTTTTATTAACTCTTAACTACAACTTTAGGGGAGAGTTTTGCTTTTTGCAAAACACTGCTATACTTAACACTTATTCCGTTTTTGAAAGGACGATACACATTATGTCAGATTTTTTTAGTTTTAGGCTTCCAGAAGACTTTGTAGAAAAGTATATAAAAGTTGAAAGCCCATTTGGATTTAAAGATGCAGCAGAAAATTCACTTGGAGAAATTACTTTTATTCGTACTTATTCTAGGATGAAGGAAGATGGAACTAAAGAAAGATGGCACGAAGTTTGTCGTCGTGTAATCGAGGGGATGTATTCAGTTCAAAAGAACCATGCCAAAGAAAACCGTTTGCCATGGAATGACTATAAGGCTCAGAAGTCAGCACAAGAAGCATACGACAGAATGTTTAATTTAAAGTGGACACCACCAGGTCGTGGCATGTGGGCATTTGGAACCCCTATGACCATGGAAAAGAAAAACTCAGCAGCATTACAAAACTGTGCAATGGTATCAACGAAAGACCTTGACAAAAATGATCCAGGAGCATTGTTTGCTTGGGTTATGGATGCCCTTATGCTTGGCATTGGCGTAGGGTTTGATACAGTGGGACAGGATAAAAATTTCTCTATTTATGCCCCCACAGAGCCAGAGCAAATCTTTGAGATTCCAGACACTCGTGAAGGGTGGGTAGAGTCAGTCAGAGTTTTAATTAATTCATATCTCAGGCCAAATCAGAACATCCAGAAGTTTAACTATGACTTAATTAGGCCCCTAGGAGCCCCTATAAAGGGTTTTGGCGGGGTTGCATCAGGTCCTGCACCCCTTATCAGGTTGCACAATCAAATAGACCGTGTGATAGGCTCTAGGGCTGGAGAAACCCTAGATTCTCGTGCTATTGTGGACTTGGTTAATTTAATTGGAACCTGTGTGGTTTCAGGAAATGTTAGAAGATCAGCAACCCTTGCTTTGGGTAGTGCTGGAGACGATGTGTTTATGAATTTAAAGAACTCTGAGTCATTTCCAGAACGAAACTCTTTTGATCCAGAAAATCCAGGGTGGGCATGGATGTCTAATAATTCTATCTCAGCAGAAGTAGGAACAAAGTATGAAGACTATGTAGATTTAATTACTGAAAACGGAGAACCAGGTTTTATCTGGCTTGATGTTGCTCGTAATTATGGACGACTAAAGGATGCGCCAGACGGTAAGGATTATCGTGTGATGGGATTTAACCCATGTGCGGAGCAGCCATTGGAATCATACGAACTATGTACACTTGTAGAAGTGCACTTAAATCGTCATGAATCTAAGGAGGACTTCCTGCGTACCCTGAAGTTTGCATACCTTTATGGAAAGACTGTAACACTTGTTCCAACACACTGGCCACAAACAAACGGTATCATGCAACGTAATCGTCGTATTGGTACATCTCTAACAGGTATTGCATCATTTGCAGATCAAAAGGGTTTACCAACCGTTCGTGAATGGATGGACGAAGGATATAATAAAATCCGTCACTATGACCACCAGTATTCAGAATGGCTATGTGTTCGTGAATCAATTCGTGTAACAACTGTTAAGCCATCAGGATCAGTTTCAATTCTTTCTGGTGCAACCCCTGGAGTTCACTGGGGACCTGGAGGAGAGTTCTTCCTTCGTGCAGTTCGTTTTGGGAATACAGATCCGATGATGCATTTGTTTAAAGCAGCGGGGTATACAATTGAAGATGACGTAGTATCAGCAAACACGTCAGTAGTTTACTTCCCAATCAAGTCAGGCCATCCAAGATCTGAAAAGGATGTAACCCTGTTTGAGAAGATTGCACTTGCTGCAACTGCTCAAAAGTATTGGTCTGACAATGGTGTTTCTGTAACACTTTCATTTGATAAGGAGACAGAGTCAAAGCATGTAGTGCCAGCACTGCATATGTACGAGGGACAATTAAAGGCAGTCTCATTCCTGCCAATGGGAAATCATACATATCCACAACAGCCATATACTCAGATTACTGAAGAGCAATACGAGTCATATATTGGCAAGTTAAAGCACATTGATTTTTCTGCTATTTATGATGGAGCAGAAAATCTTGAGGCTCAAGGAGAGTCTTATTGCACAACTGACTATTGTGAAATAAAGATAAACAAATAGTCTTCTGTGGTAAAATAGACTCATAATGTCTACTCCATCAAACCTATACGCAGAAAAGGTGTTTGCAGAACACCCAACAGGTCTTTGGGCTCTTGACGATAATGCAGATTATATTTCTTTAATTTCTGAACCACAAAGAAATCTATCTAACTGGACGATTACTGGCGGTACTCATCAAGACTATCCACAGTCAATAGGCGAACCATTCATCAATAGTTATGTAGGCAAAATTACAGCAACTCCAACTAGCAACGA